TTTTAAAAAGACAAAGAAAGTGTGGACTCTTGAGCAACTAAAGGCACTTAAAAAAGAGGAGCTTACAGACAAATATGCAGATGTGGTTTTCGTTCTTCACACAGAGGGAGGGGAGATTGTGACAAAAGAAAAAAAGGTGTCTAGAAAGAACAAGAAAGGGGAGAAAAAAGTTCTTATAAAAACAAGATATACCATGGCGGACAATCTTCTTTCAGCAAAGAGAAGTCTCATACAAAACAAAGGAAAGGTGTTTGTAGAATACAGATAGTCTGAACAGGGGCGAAAGCCCCCACCATCCAAACACAAAAACACATCTCCTAGGGCAACCTTGGTACCGTCCTTTAACGAAAGAAACTTAACCGACGCTTTGCCTGAATTGAATAAGATTTATATAAAGAACGGGCTTCCCTTTGCAATCAATTCAACATACGACAAATTGACCATTGTGCCGATATATGCCCTCGTGGTATACTAAAAGGAGAAAGGAAGAGCCTTTCTTAATAGAATAGAGGGTGGGAGCAATGACGCAACCACACAGATTGTCAGGAGGACAACATGGAAGAAAGATGGGATACAATAAAGGAGCATGATGCAATAGATTTTCTATTGGTTGATATCAACGATACCTATGAAGAGTTGGTTGATGAAAATCCGGAAACAAACATGGTATTGCGGATGGAAACATAAAAATAGAAACATTTGGAAGATTAAAAAAAATGTTTTGATTTCGTAATGTCAAGTGTTGATCTTGATGGACATCCTTTTGTGGTGTTGATTAAGACAAAATAGGAGAAAGGGGCGAAAGCCCCCAACTGACAACCGATACAAGTATGTAAATAAGGTTGTCGAAAGACGTTTGACAGGCAATTTAATGAATTATTATTAATTGTCAAAATATGGTTGAACGTGGTATAATAGCATTTTGGGTTGATGATCAACTCAGTCCGTTTTGGACATTTATAAACGAGGGAGGATGTACCTTTCTCAATCACTATCGTAAGGAGATACAATGAGTGAAGAAACAAAGAACGTAGTAGTAGAGAAGAAAGTTAAAGAAGTTAAGCCAAGAGTAAGTAATGAATTCAAGGTTATTGGTATTTTTTCAGATGATGAATTAGTTGGGGTATCAACTTCAGAAGCATCTAAATTATCAAAACTTGTTACATTGGGTGACAAAGAAGCAAAGGATCATGAAATTGTTGAATTTGTACAATCTGAAGAGATTATGACTGAAGCATATAAAACTCAATCAAAGGTTATTAAATCAGCTACAGCAAAGATTGAAAAATTAGAGTTAGAGATTGATGCTTTAGAAAATGCTGAAGAAAAAGATCCAGCAAAAACAGAAGAGAAACTTGCAAAATTAAAAACTGAATTGGAAAATGAAATAGAGAGATTAGATGGTGCAGAAGAGATTCAGGCATTAGTTAATGGTTCAGAATATGAAAGCTCAATCTATGTGATGCATTTTATTGAAGAGGGTGTTGTTGGTGAAGTATTTTTTAAAGAAAAAGCAGTTGTTAACAAGAAGACAGGTAAAGAAAGAATGAAGAAGTCATACTTTGTTTATGAAACTTCAAAGCAGGCTAATAACGGTTTAAGACTTAAATTAAAAGAAGGTCTACCTGTTTGTATCGTTGAATACAAAGAAGCTTAATATATACTGGTGTAGATGCCTGACGTTAAATGGTGGTGCAAGGCTCAAACTCCAAGACGTACGAGCATGAGGTGATTCTCTTAAAATAATCAACTAGAGGGGGGTGTATGCCCCCTCATTCATATTAAACCAATCAAAACAATCAAATATACGACAAATTGACAATTGTGCTAATATACTATCACGTGGTATAATAGAATAGAGGGTCGTACCAAACGCAGACAACATCAGACTTGGGTTTTGCTATTACGCACTTGGAGAGACAATCTCAAAAGAGGAAATAAGAACAATGTTCTTGGAGGAGGGTCTTACGATATTCTCCATAGAGCAAAAAGAGGGGGCTTTTGTTGTGTTGTGTGACATTGGGAAGGGAAAATCCGATGTTGTGTTTGAAACGGCAAAAAGAGAGGATGGTAAGCTTGTTGTTTGGGACGTGAGTACGTCCGAGTAGGCTAAAGGGGGCGAAAGCCCCCACCATCAACATAAATTGACAAGCCATATTAACACATGTTAAAATGAAAATGAAAGGAGGTTGTATGGACAAAATAAATCTAAAAATAGTGGCTAATGAATGGATTGATAAAAACGGAATAAAAATAGGACTAAATAAATTTGATATAATATTTCGTATTACAAAAAATAACAATGGCGTGATGACATTCAGTAGAGATGCATATTCATTTTATATTAAATTGCATGGTATTGTTGATGGTAATAAACAAATATTATTGGATTCAAAAAACAGGACATTTACATACCAATATGCTGTCAACCTGATAATAGAGGATTTGATTGTTGATAGTATCAAATATAATAAAAATATAGGTGGATATGTTGTCCAAAGATAAAATAAATAAATTGTTGGCACTGATAGATAACAATGATAACATTAATGAACAGAATGCATCTAAATTGGTTTTATTTAATACATTTAGGGAACATTATGAAAATGGTGGTGTGCAACGTCTTAGTAGAACAGAAGAAAGTTATAAAAGAGAGATAAACTCATTAACTGATAGGTAATAAAATATATGGACTATCACTCCCACTATGGTTTATCTATATCAAGAATAAAAAAGCTAAAAAAGATGTATTTCAATGAAATAGATGTATTCAAGAAAAGGATATACATAGCTAACATATTGAGAAATGGTCATTGGTATGATGGTGATAAGGGGCAATATGTTGGTTTAATGACCAGAGTAATAAGGTTGACCAATTCATGTGAACCCATTTATTTGGATAAAATATTTGATAAAATAATGTTTCTTGTTGATAGATTACATAAACCAGATAAGCATGATATGTATTGGTTGAAAACAGCATGTGATGAAATAGATAAGAAAGGCAATACAGGTAGTAGGGCATGGGGCTGTTCGACATCTAACTCTGATTGGGACTATCTTGTAACAAATAGATTGTTGTATAAAATATTGGATGTCATAAAAAAATATGATGAAAGTCTAATAACATATACTGGTTCAGGAACAAGTTATGATGGCACCACCAAATTATTTAACACATATTCTGTTGAATTCATTATAAAAGGAAAGACAATTAATTTGGTGTCATATGATGACATGGAATACAATATAATGGTGGTATGTAATAATGATATGTTAAGAGCAATAAAAACACCTAACTTTAATGAAGCAATAAAAGATAAACAAAAAAGACATAGAATTTTTGAAGAATTAATTAAATTGAGATTTGGGAGCAGTAATGGAAATATTAATAAAAATAAACATTGATGAAAAAAAATGTACACAGGAGAAAATAAATGTGTTGGGATTTCATCTGGAAAATATAAAAAGTGAAATATTTGATGACAGAACAAAAAGATTAATGATTGGATTTGTGTCAACAACGATAGATGATATATATGATATATGTAATGTTAAATTGGTTCAGATAAACAATTTTGATCATGATGAATTCAGCAAAAAGGTAATATATATACATCAGTTGGGTCTACCAATATATCAAGATTTGTATCAATTATTCAGACCAAGTTCAATAGAGCAATGTTATGTGGAGTAGGTGTGAAAATGGTAAATTAATATGGATAAGTGAAACTGATGAAGACCTCTATGTTGACGATAATATCATCGAAAGACAATTCCGTAAAGAAGGTATATCTGTGTTTAGTAAGTATGAGGTGTATGACTGGTTTAAAGATAAATTAAATGGATGTAAGGTCAACCATAAAACAATAAAAGATAACCTTGATACAATGAGACACGTAAAATATGATTTTGATGATATGCGTAGAAGTTGTTTTGGTTGTGACATTGGTGGGTTAATGTTTTATACTTCAGATAAGTTGATGGTGGTGCATAATACTATATATTCATCTTACACTAGAGCTGATAAGGGCTTGATACTGGAAATCTATAAAAATTTATATGTGTGTCATAGTTGTTACACTAAACATAAAAGGATTGATCATAGTATGTGCTTCTAACATGTAAATACCCATGAATGTTTATGGGGTGAAATGAGAAAACGAAGAAAGACAAGGACAAAACAAAAGAAACTTAGGTTTTATAATGGTCAAAAAAATCTTAGGGGCATTAATACAGACGAAAAACATCCTGATGTAAAATTAACAAAAGAAAGACTCCAAGCAAATTTAAGGTATGAAGACAATATAATATTGTGGGCTGAAGAAAATGCTTATGTTAATCACGGTGATTTTGGTAAAGTAAGGCTTAAATTAAGGGATTATCAGCTTGAAATCCTAGAGCTATACAATGAAAATCAAAAAATATTAATAAATACCTCAAGACAAGCAGGTAAATCATTGTTGTTGGCGTTAATAGTTGTTCAATTCATGATTTATAACCCAGATAAAGTTGTTGGTATAATTTCATATAATCAAAAAGCAACTAAAGAAGTATTGCGTAAGGCAAAGGATATATACACAAAATTACCATTATGGATGCAGGTGGCTGTTGAAGTATGGAACACAGAACGTATAGAATTGTCAAATGGTGCAATTGTATTAACAGACATACCAAAAGATGATACATTAAGGGGTGAATCAATTTCTTTATTGATAATGGATGAGATGGATCACTATAAGGTTGATGAATGGGATGCAATGATACGTTCAGCAATGCCGACAATGTCGTCTATCAAATCACATAAAGGGGTTTATTCATCAACACCAAAGGGTTATAAACAGATGTATAAAATGTATAAAGACATTAAATCAGGTAAATTGACAAATTATGGCTATATAGAGGTTCCTTATACAAGATTACCACACGCAGATGATGAATGGGTTAAAACAGTTAAGAATGATATACCTGATGAAACAAACAGAGAGCAAATATTTCAACAAGAATATAATAATAAATTCATACTGATGAGTAATTCGGTATTTCCACAAGAAGTATTGGCTTCATATGAATCCGTAGACCCAATAATAAACGATAATAATCAAATAATGGTATATGAAAAACCTGTTGCAGGAGATGTATATGCCACAGGGGTGGATTTATCTGATGGTGTTGGTGGAGATTATGCCGTAATAACAACAATGAACATAAGTAGAAAACCATATAAAATAGCTAAAATATGGCGTAGGAATGAATTTACACACGGTGAAATGACAAATGCAATAATATCGCAATCAAAAGAATATAATAATTCAATGACAACAGTTGAAAGAAATAACATGGGTAAAATAATGATTGATCTACTTCTAGATAATAAATTTGCCAATTTAGTTTCATTTGATAGTAAAAAATATGGATTCTATACGTTAAAAGGTTCAAAGGTAAGAATAATAGATAATCTAAAAACATATATGTTGAACGGCTGGATTGACATTAAAGACCTAAAAACAATAAGCGAATTGGGTACATTTATCAAAAAAGCAAATGGATCATTTGGTGCATCAAAAACAAATTATGATGATGTTGCAATGTCATTGATGTTGTGTCTATCTATCACATTACACAGAGATTTTGAGGAATATAATATAGCTAAATTTGGTATAGATGAAACATCTGTCGACATGGACAAACTAGCAAAGAGACAAATCATAATATTCTAATAAATTGCACAAACCAATCAACACATGTTAAAATAAAGTATATGGGAGGTCGGATGAAAAAGCGTATATTTAAAAAGAAGATATATGGTATTAAAGGTATATCAAATCACACAAAAGAACTCATAGTGTTTAATAGAAATGAATCATATGGTGGATTTAGTGTTGGTGACATAATAATACATAATGATACACATGGTAAATTTAAAGCAATAATATTATCTGTAGATGAAGAGCATGTATATATTCAATACATAAACAAAAGCATAGGATACATTACATTATATCATTTTGAAATTGAGAGGGTCAAATGAACATATCAAGATTTTTGGAATCAAGAGAAGGTAAATTTATAATTAATAAAAAACGGTTGATAAAAAATAACGTCAACTTTGCCGTATTTATAACTATGTCAGATGACTATGGATATTCATGTGAAATAAATGAACATTCAGGTGATTTTATATTTAGAAGAAAGTTACCAAAGTTAAAAAGAATTTATATTAGTTTTATTGGAAGAGACTTCTCACAGTTTATAGATGTTGAACCTGATACAAAAACAACATTAAAAGAACTATTCAAGCACAATGCTGGTATATTGGTTCCAGCTAATCTACAAAATGAATACATAAACGACCCATCAAAATTCATAAATAAACATTATACTTATTCAATAGATAAAATACCATTGAAAATATACATTGGCAATAAAAAGATTGTGATAGCATATACTTTGCAAAGAGCAATAAAATTGTCTAATGATTCGACCGTTACAGAATATGGAATATATAATGGTGATATTGGCTATGAACAAATAATAAATGGAGATATGACATGGTAGATTTTAATAAAGCATTATTGACTGGTATATTGAAAAATCCAAATAGAACTATTAAACAAGATAAATTCAACATATTAATAAGTGTATTAAACAGAATGAACATAAAATATCACATGAAAGCATATAGTAGTAATTTTGGATATTTCTCAATCACAAGAAAAAGTATAACATTTGTTTATGATCATGACAGTTATTTATTTGTTGAAGATTATTCAAATGAAGATGAAAAAATGATACTAAGCATAAACAAATAAATCTATCGTAAACTGACCAATTGTGTCAACATATCAAGACGTGGTATAATTGAGTATGATTTGACAGGAGGTCGACATGAGCAGTACATACGCACAACTATTAAAATTACGTTTTTCAGATTATGAACCAGAATTAAATGGTGAAGAAATAACAGTATCACTAACAATAACAGATGGGGATATGTTCAAAGGTATAAATGAGCTATACAGAACAGTTTTATATAGATTACCATCTGAAGAATCATTTGTGTTAACACATAAAGTGTATTCACTTAAGGGTAAATTGGTTGTAAAAATATTAATATTAAGGGTAGACAAATGAATAATTTAAAATATCTGGATTGTGGAGGTGAATATGAATAGATCGATTATAATATTAACAATGATTGCGTTCATGGTGTTTATATCATGGATGACATATTATGCTGTGTGGGGGACATATGGATTATAAAGTAGTTGTATTATTGGGGTTTTTGGCTATAATAGTTGTATTATTGGGTAAAATCATCATGAATGACATAAACATATTTATCACAATAAATAAGGCGTTGGATTTATTGGTGGATGAAGATAAAATTGGTGAATATACTTCAGCAGAAATAAAATCTGGAATATTAGCAACATTAATATTTGATAAATTTGATTTGGATAATGGTGTAGACCACATGAAGATACTTGAACTTATTGGACGTAGTGGGTTCGAGATATTTGTTGATGAAGATAGAATGGAACCATTAATGAAAAAACTTAAACCATCATTTGATAAACCAATGTTGCTAATAGATATGTTGACAGATAAAGTTAATACATACACAGATAGTTGGTTTGAAAGGAGGGCAGGATGATATATATAGGAATAAAATTACATAACAAAGACAATGTGATCGAATCATTAACAAATATTATTGATAACTCTAGAATAAGTGAACAAGCTGGGTATATAATAATAAACAGGAATAAAAGGGGATATGGGGCTGTACATATTGAGAATGAACATGGGTCGATGATAAAACTAACTGTTGATGATAAAAACTATGCATATATAACAGGTGATGTATTGGATTATTTTTATCTATTCAATGGCATTGGATCAAAATATGGTGTCGATTCTGGTAAACTTGGTAGTTGTATAAATAAGATACAAATAACTGGTAGTACAGTGATAATACCTGATTCAGAAATAAAAGTGATTTTTGATGATCTAAAAAGAAATGGATCCACTAGTATGTTAATGTTGGATAAGGTTAAAATAATAATATATAACGAGGAATCAAAAAAAGTGAACTCGTATTTAACTGATGTGTTTGAACTTGGTCTACTTGATTTAATGTTCGATTTAATAGGCTATGAACGTGAATTATTAGACCAATATATAGAATTTGTTGAAAAGTGGTCGACCAACAAAGACACAAACAAATCAACAAAATAGCTCTCCTTGACCAACCTTGGTACCGTCCTTTAACGAAAGAAACTCGACCGACGCTTTGCCTGAATTGAATAAGATTTATATAAAGAACGGGCTTCCCTTTGCAAATAATTCAACATCGGTCAAATTAACAATTGTACGCATATATGCCCACGTGGTATAATAAGGTATGGGGTGGGGGCAACCACACAGATTGTCAGGAGGACAAAATGAAAAAATGCAAACTTTCAATAAAAAGAATGTCGGAAATAATGGAAATGGCAACAATATTTGAGTTCAACACATATGTTGTTTATGATAGCGTTGTTATAGAGGTGGATCAATCAAGTCCATACTACAAAGCAATTGTTCAATATCTAAAAATAAAAGAATACCATTTCATAGCAAAGACACCAAATACACTCATAATTGACGATTTAAAATAACACCACAAATTGACCAAACCATCTTTCATATGTTAAAATGTTGTAACGTTATGGAGGACGCAGTGAATAGAAAAGAACTAATAGAAATTGGTAAAAACAATTTAACAAAAATAATGAATGAAAGAACAATATTAATGATACTTTCATTGAATGACACAAAGTATGAATTCAAAGAGATTAACTCGTCGGAGTTGATAGTTGGTGATATGGTGATATACGATAATAGAATATGCACCATAGCAAGTATTAATGAAGTGGAACAACTAGATTATAAAGACATTATAATGATAGCAATGGATGTTGAAAGATTGAAAATATTGTTCTCAAATAAACATTCAAAGATATTTGTATCCAGAGGTTAAAATGACTGTACCTATACAACCAAAAACCAATCCTGTACATAAACCATATTTGGGTGCGTTAATTTTAAATCCTATTGTTGGTAAACATGAGTATATGATGTCAGCCGATTTAGATTCATGGTATCCAAATAATATGCTTGGTCACGGAATGGGGTGGGAAAATTTAATAACAAAAGATAGACTACCATATGATTATAATAGAGCATTGAAAGACATATCAAAATCATTCAATGTGTATGATCTGATGCATGATAAATATAAATCAATAGAATATACTACCAACAAAAGAGGTGAATTAATAATGATCAATGGGGTTGGTAGTAAAACAACAATAAAACCTGATGATAATATTATTGTGATGAATACAGGCAAATTGTATTACAGATCAAATCCAAGTGAAATATTGCAGGGTGATTCAATGAAATTTGATGTCCCTGAAAAACATTTTAATATATTGAATCTTAAAAATGATGATCCATTTTATGTTCCTGTATTAAAGGCAAATATTGACAGATTATCAACCATGGACACACAAACCATGGACACACTTAATTTTTTTAATAAAAAGCATGGATTATCCATGGGTGCAAATATGGTTTGGTTTGATCAATCAGTTGAGACAATACTATTTAGAATATTGACCTATCTCAAGAAATACAGATTTAACACCAAGGCAATGATGAAAGATGTTAAAAAAGAGATGGAAACAGCAACACCTGAAGAAATGATAAAATTGAACATGACATTGAATATCATGGATATTATACAAAGAGCATTCAAAATTGGATTGAACTCTGGATATGGTACAATTGGGTCGATTTATTTCAGATATTATAATAGAGACTTGGCTAATGCTGTAACATCAACGGCACAATATACATTAAGAAAATTGGTTCAAAATGTAAATAATATGTTTGGGTTTCCGGTGGTTACATATGGAAATACAGATTCAATTTATTTTACAGTGTCTACAATTGTAGAAGAGATGATGAAAAATAAAATTTATACAACCCATAAAGAGTTATCTGATGATTTATTAGTGTTTTATGAAGATAAACTTAAACCGGTATTTGATGATACATTTGAGGGTAGTTATAAAGCATTAAATGTAAAAAATAAAACATATGGTATTAAGGTTGAGAAAATTATTTTGAAAGCAATACTTTCAGCAAAAAATAGATATTCAATGAGAATAATTTACAATGAGGGTAGATATTATGATCCACCAAAGGTATCAAACGTAGGTATTGCAACCAACAATGTTAAATATCCTAAATTAATGTCAGATTGGTTTGAAAATGCCATTGATTTAATATTTGATGGGAATATAGGTGAGTTGACAGATTTCATTGAGGATAAAAGAAAATATTTTAATATGTTAGATGTACTTGACATGGCGTCATTTGAAACAGTTAAAAATACAGGTAAATATATATTAGATTTGGGTAACCCAACACCATTGGAAACCAAGAGATTGATAGACAAAAAAAGAACCATAAGAGGTGCATTGTATAGATTGAAAGATAGTACAACACCAACATTAAGAGGGGTGGCGTTTTATAACCATCTAATAGGTTTACTTGGTTTGAGTCATTACATCGAACCAATAAGAGATGGTGAAAAAGTTAGGATGTTGAATCTGAAACCAGATAGACATTCAGGTATAGATAGTGTGATATGTTTCAGGGACGACCCATCAAAGGCAAAGATATTGGAATACCTAAATGAATATATTGATTATGATAAACAATTCGATACTGTTATTTTGTCGTCGATAAAGAAATTATCAAAGTCAATAGGATGGGATTTTACAGAAATTGGTATGGAGAAACAATCAAATTTAAATGGTGTATTTGATTTTTTGGAGATGTAATGGAAATTAAAAAGGATTATAAAGGTAAAATAGATGATGATTTTTTTAATAAAATTATTGAGGTTTATGAAACAATATGCTGTGATGAAGATGAAAGCAATCTAAATATTATTATACAGGCTATCGATGAAGTTACTGGAGATAATACTGATGAATTATTACCAAAAATATCAAAGCGTATGCCTATGTTTTTCATAGAGTTTGTAAAGCTTCAGCTCAAATTAAGTGGCATACACTATTCTGAATTGGATATAGTGACATCTAATACAGACGACGTATTTGATTTTCTAGGTATATGAAAAATTGACAAATCCACGCAACTCGTGGTATAATAAAGAATGTTAGACGGATCATAAGGAGTAACATGAATCAATTATTAAAAGGAGCAATGTCTAGGCTCTTAAATTCAAAAGAAAAAACAGATGAATCAATGGTGTATGTGAATTACAATTATTTTGTGAAACCAAGGGTGTTGGACGCATCCGTAAAATATTTCACAGAAAATAAGTTGTTAACAAGTGTGGAATTTGTTGATGGTGGTAATGGAAACACAGCATATTATTTAAACAACTCGGTATTGGATCAATTCAATGAGATAGTAGTGGGCAACATAAAACATGGGTTTATATCATTATCAATATGCACAATGGATGAACTATATTCGGCTGTCAAAACATGCAGGGATATATTTGTGGAGAATAAAAGTGGACATGAATTAGGAAATTTATATGTGCATGTTAAATTATTACATGATAAGAAATTCCTTAGAGAGAAATATATTGGACTATCAAAAGCAAAGTATGATATAGTTATTGATAAGGAGTTTGTCGATGCAACTAAGTGATGGAAAAATGTCATTTAAAAAGATGGTTAAATTTATTCTGTCTAAACACAGTTTTTCGTCTGTCTATTTTAACATGATAAAAGATTATGTAAAAAATGAATATCTTGTGCTTGAGGATGCAAAATTACCCTTGGTGTGGAATTCGATGGTTGAATATGTAGACCAATACAATGAAATACCAAATTATCAACAATTAGCCAATGTAATGTTTTACTCTGATAAAACAGTTAAATCCGAAACAATATCTGGTTCACTTAATGAAATAAAGGTTGTTGATATAGATGTCATAACAAATAATGATGATTTCGCGAAACATATAACAGAAGAATTCATTAAGGATAAAGCAACTGAACACGTATTGACATCTAGTGCAAAAGTATTTGTTGACATGGAAAATTCAGATGGTATGGATAAAAAAATTAGACAAATGACAGAATGGTTTGAGGAAATATCATTAATATCATTGAATCCTGATTTAGGAGACGATTATTATAGATCGGCTAGTAAACGATATGATGAATTGTTTGTCGTTGGTGAAAAAAGTCCATTTGCATTACACTATTTGAACAATGCAACGTTGGGTGGAACAGAAAAGGGTAGATTATCAGTATATTTCCTATCATCTGGGGTAGGTAAAACAATGTTAATGGCTAACGATGTGGCTCATCTATTACGTGAAACAGATTTAAATGTTGTGTATATATCATTAGAAGATGGGTCTGTTGCCATGAGGGTAGACCAAAATATGCTTGATATGACAAAAGAGAAATTAATGGGTGTTGAGAAAGAAGCATTCATAGATATGATAGATGACATTAATGAGAAATATAAAGTTGAAGATAGGTTTGTATTCAAAAAGTATCCATCCAGAAGTGTAACTGTTAATCAATTGAAATCATTTATAAAAGAACTTGAACTAAAAAAAGATTTCAAGGCAGATGTTGTATTTATAGATTATTTAAATCTAATAAAAGACACAAAGGGTAATTCATTGTATGAAATATATTCATTTATATCAGCTGATTTAAAAGGATTTGCACAGGAAATGGATGTTGATTTAAGGACAGCAACTCAAACAAACAGAAGTGGATTTGCAAATAAAACGGCATCCATGGTTACAGATATATTTTTGTCTGAAATGTCAGATTCAATTGCAGTGGTATTTAACTCTGATTTAATAATTGGTGGATTTGTAAACCCCATACTTAGTGAATCAAATCAGATGGTAGTAAAATTGCTAAAAAACAGAATATACGACGTTAAAGACATAAAATGTTTCGTGGATGTTGATGTTAAAAAACAAAAGGTGTGGGATAAAAATGTACCAATAGATGAGCTATCAACGATATCAGGTAGTGCATCAGACAAGATGATGGATGAATCTTTTCCTGATTATGCCGGTAAAGATTGGTCTGTTATAAATAACGCAATTAAATTTTAAGGAGGAGTTATTATGGATTTTAATAGGGAGTTTGATTTTAATAAAGATAATGATTTGGCTGTTGTGGGTGGTGTAGATGCCGTTAAACAATCAATAATAAACATTGTGACCACAAACCATGGTGAAAAACCATTTGATTATACTTATGGTGCAGATTTGGAGTCACAATTGCATGATGATGCAACACTTGGTCTTATAAAATCAATAGAGAATTCTGTTGAAGAATCAATTAGTGCAAGAGAGCCTAGAGTAAGCAATGTTTCAGCATTCGCAACATTTAATATCGGTTCAGAAATACTAACGATAAATATAAAATTCACATATGATGGGGCTGAACATAGTCTGTCTGTGGAGGAAAATAAATGAAAACATTAAGAACAGTTATGCTTGATACAGGAAATAGAATCAACAGCACAAAGATAAACACATTGAGTCAAAATGCATGGGTTGTATCTATTGTTAGAAAATTGGGTAGAGAAAATGTAATAAAACCAACAGTACGCAATATAATAAGATTGGCTAAGGTTGAGGGTGTTGATGGGTATCATTTGGTATATCAGGCATATAGAGATGGTGGATATAAATTATTGTGTGATTTAGGTAGGTTTGAGGATCAAACAAATTACCACCCTGATATGATAGCATTTGTCACAGAAACAGAAGATATTACAGAGTGTGATATATGTAGTAGAAAAATGCCAAATTGGGACATGATGTTGAAACCGTATTTAATAGGTTTGTCTGATAGAATAGAAAATGTTGATTTATCCACAGCTGGAGGAGTGTCAACAAATTTTAATATGTGTGCCATGATGAAAGAGGGCAATATTGTGGCAATAACAACTAGTGATGCATCGTTAAAATCAAAATGGGTATCATTGGGTAAACCAACAGATGTTGATATATTTGAGTGCATACCATCAGATGATGACAGTAAAGATATTGCTTGGGTATTACATGATGTAGATGATAATGTATATACAACAGAAAAGACATTGACCAACAAAAAAGGTGTTACTAGAACAAAAGAAGTGTACCATACTTACATAAGGAAAAGTAGGGGCTTATACAATGAAGAAACTAGAGAAAACACGAAATTGGTTGGATATATGATAGGTAAATTATATGAATTTAAAATGTAGGGGGATGTATGTCTATAGATTATGATCTGGCATTGCACAATAATTATAAACTAATAATGGATAAAAAGGAAATTCAACATAAAATAATAGGTGTTGGATTGCCTGATTTGTCTATTGGCTTATCGGATGTCCCACATCATGGTGGATATGGGTCAAGGCAATGTACAAAGTGGATTTATTCAAATAAAATAGAGTTTGGTGAACTAACAATAAGTTTTCTATTGGATGAAGATTATGAAGTGTATTTTTATTTCATGGATAAAATGTTTGATATAGCAAATAATAAAAACCTTGATACACCAATAACATTGTTTGGTACATCAAATAAAAAGAATATACAACATAAACTATTGTTTGGTAACCCAAGATATGACAATTTATCATTCGGTGAGTATACAAACAGTAAAGGAGTACAATATAGAACCATAAACATATCGTTTAAAATTAGTTCTATGACAAGGAAAGGTATAGATGAGTAGAAGAGCAAATTTTAAAAAGGCTACAGTTACAATAAAGGATATTATATCTGGTAAGTATGATTATAATACTTTTCCAACGGATGGTAAAAAGAACATTCAATTTGTTAAAACTGATCCTAGAGGTAGAAAAAGGAAAAAGGTTGTTCCTGAAGTTGGTAAATTTTATAGTGGTAGATACGATGCCATATCAAAATTAAAAATAATAAAAGTATATGATAGTGTACCAATATTTTATGTCCTTGATAAGGGTGTAATGCAACATGGTGAATATCTATTGGTTGTTAATTTTAACTGGATACCAAGAAGACACAGATTAAAAGCAATAAACAACATGTTTAGATATGGTGGTGGTAAATCAAGATTGAAAACAGGTAAAAAACTTAAATTTTCATATGGTACTATTAAGAAAAAGAAAGTATCAAATAGATTGTTTTATAAAATCATTAGAAAATATTATACTAAAAGATTGGACAATGTTATACATATACCGAATAGAGTTATATTTGACAACATTAAGTATAATGAGAAAGATATAGTTGGTTCAAGTAAATCAGCTAAAGAAATGCTGGCAATATACAATGCATGGGTTAAAGGGGGTAAAAAATGAAATTAATAAAGGATATGGCTAAACAAATCAGAGAACATTTTGAACTAAAATTGAAAGAATATGATGTTGAGAAGAAAATTGATATACATTGGATAGAACAAGAATTAAGAAAAATTATTCATTCTATTGGATTAACATATGATTATACCATACACAATGAATTAACAGAAAGAAGAGAAAAAATTATTGGTCTCAAAAAGATACTTGAGGATGCAATGTATAGAAATGGCAAAGCCGATGAAAAAATGATTAATACAATGAAAGAGTACTCAACAAACATAGAATCACTAACAGAAAAAATAGACATCATAAACAGCAATAAACTATTCAAATAAACATCGGTCACATGACCAATTGTACACATATGTTTCCACGTGGTATAATGAAATAGAGGGTGAAAGCAATCATCACAGTTTCAGGAGGAAACATGGAATTAAAACAATTAAAACAACTAGTAAAAGAAAAAATGAAAGAGATGAAAGACATTATAGAGAAAAAATATAATGTTGAACTTGGGAACACTTCAATAAAGTATACCCTAACAGGAAACAATATACTTGGCAAGTTTTATCCACTTATAAATTCTATAAGATTATCCGAATCAATGCTTAAAATGTATGAAACTGGATATATAGAGGAAGTATTTGTGCATGAATATTGCCACAGAATAACACATGTTGTATATCCATATGGAAAAAACGGAAAAAAGGTATACCCACATGGAAAAGAATTTAAAAGTATATGTGCATTATTTGGTAATAGTGGAAAAAGTACAGTTGATGAAGAAAAGATGTATGAAATCAAAATACGACAAATTGACCATTGTGCGGATATATCTACACGTGGTATAATGAAGTATGGGGTGGAGGCAATAATGCAACCACACAACGTTTCAGGAGGAAACATGGCTAAAATAGAAATGAAGAAAGTAGAAAAGGTATTGGACAAAGAATCAAAAAGACTAAAGTTTGCTGGATGGCAAATGGAGGGGTATGAAAAAGTTTCTGGGGGATGGGATGTTTCATGGAAACCTTTAAACAAAGAGGGATATGAAGCAGGAGAAACTATCAAAACACTTGTATCAGACCTATTTCCAGTTGCAATTCCTTTAAAGTCTGTGAAACTATCTCTAGCACCAAACACAACATTTCGTTTGGGAGTTGCTTTAGACAAAAAGGGCAATATTGTCAGAAAGGCGAACGGAAAGCTTGCCTATACCACATCTGAAGCTTCAGAGAAGAGTATGCTTTTAACAAAGGGGGTAGACGATATTCT